CGATGAATAGCATGTCGGTATCTTGCACAAAACAGTCGTAAACGTGATACTGTACAAGAGATGCAGACTCAGCGATATCCTCTGGAGTTGATTTAAGTTTTCTCACAAGACTTGTGATCTTGTTAAAATCTTCTTTCAGTTGATGATTATATAGTTCGCCATCTAGAACTACATTTGGATTAGCATCGAGAAATGGCTTTACTGCTTCCCAAATGTGTGGACAACTGGTGATCTCTTTACCCGCTCTAGTCCACAGTCCAGATGAATTTGCTATACATCTGATACCGTCTAGTTTAGGTTGACTCCAGCCAGATTCTTGTGGACGTTTAGTGTAGTCACCTGCAAGCATAGGCTTGAACTTATCGTAACTATCGATCTTGCTTACTTCAGTGAAGTATTCTTTTTCGACTTTTTTATCCCAACTTGCTTGCGCTTCTGCAATCGATTGGGATTTAGATGTCGTGGCATTCACTTTGCCTACGTTCTTAGGCTCACAAATATTCCAACCTGAGGTAACTAGTTTGCCGCCTTGAATGCCAGCTATAGACCTAGTTGCCGCATCATTCTCATCGTTCCAACCATATTCAATAGTTAAGACTCTGATTTTGCCCTTTGTATCACGTTTGAACAAAGTTGGCAATGCAATCACATTTTCCATATTATATCTCTCAATTTTATTTAGAAGTACAGTATAGCATCAAACTATACTAATGTCAAGCACTTTATTGCCAAATACCCATAGTAAGTAAAGGCACTCCTACTATAATAAAGACTATAACCAAAAATGCAGGAAATAGTCCTTTAGTAGTACAGTAGTTTTGTTGATCACTCATATCATTTCTTTCTATGTTAAAAGGGACGTTTTTACACGTCCCTAGTTTTTAACTTACTTCTTTTCGGAAACAAAAGAGTACAGTTCTTTGGCTTTCTCCATCAACTCGTCCATTGAGTACATTTTATAAGCATCTTGAAGGCTATCTTCAACATCTTTGCGGGCTTTTTCGCCCTCTGCGATCATGTTCTCATAGAATTGGATATTCATATGATACTGCTGATCCATGTAATCTTTAGCAAGTTTAAGCATTTCTGCTCGGATTTCGAAGGGGTTTTTATTAGACATACTTTTCTCCTGTGTTGTGTGTGTTGTCTTCATTCTTAGGATATGCTACCCAGACATGTAGCAATTACAAAGACACATAGTCCGCTTAGTGCAAATTGCGCTACTGCATCACAAAATGTGCCATCGCAACTCTTCAGAAAAGAGATTGCTTTGTTCATCAGCTTTTGACTCCCATAGTTAGCTGTGAGATTAAAGGACGGAGCTTTCACTCCGTCCCACCCTGTATTACTCAGTGAGTAATTCTTTGGTATCCTCAAGAGTTTTGCCGATAGAAATCTTCTTCGGTTTCTGCTCTTCGGGGATAACATTTTCTAACAGAATACGAAGCATTCCGTTCTCTAGGGAAGCATCTCTGACCACTACAGTCTCGGCTAAAGTGAACTTTCTACTGAAAGCACGTGCGGCAATGCCTCTATGAAGATACTCTTTTTCATCAGTCGCTTCAGGAGCTTTACCTTCAATAGTAAGCTGTCCGTCTTTTACCTCAACGTCTAATGATTCTTCAGTGAAGCCTGCTACGGCTAATTCCACAATATATGTAGTATCACTTTCTTTAGTGATGTTATATGGTGGGTATGAGTTCGCCTTTACAGTGTTTTCTGACATAGCTGTAATGCGATCAAAGATCCTATCAAAACCTACAGTCGTAAAAGGATCGTATTTTGTTTGCAAATAAGTCATTATTGACCTCCTATATTTAGCAAGGGTTAATATACGTAAGTCCCGTTAGGCAACTTACATCTTTATTTATACATGAAACATCGTTATGTTCTAAAAAAAGTTCATGATTTTTTGTCATGAATTATATAACACTGTATCATGTATTAAACGCCAGTTGAACCAAATCCACCTGTTCGGCTAGTCTTAGTTCCTGGCTCATCAAAGACTTCTTCAAATACAAATTTAGAATAAGTCTCTAATACTTCTGCTTGAGCAATTCGATCACCGTCTACAACAGTGAATACCTCGTCACTCATATTATGCAACATCACGAAAGTCTGGTATACATAATCGGCATCAACAACGCCTTCGCAATTTGCTAATGTAATTCCTTTCTTTAGAGCAAGTCCTGATCTAGGATGAATACGCATAGACTGGGTATCTTCTAGATCGAAAATGAGTCCGGTAGGAATCAACACTCTTTCACCAGAGTATATGAAAAGTTTTCCGTTAACATAAGCCGCAGGTCTACGCTTGTTATTAACGTTCATTACCATAACTTCATCGCCCTCTCTCATAGAGGCTTTCAAGTCAAAACAGGCAGCCCACTCCGTCCCGAGTTCTGGCATATGTGCTTCTGGAAAAACTTTGTATACTTTGACGTTAATATTATCAGTCAAGGATATTGCTTGACTCATCTGATCGTCAATGCTATATGTGAGATTGTATGGAATTGATTCGCTCGTATCTAATGTATACGTAACGCTACCATAATCTATGGGAGAAGCGAGTTCTGGAAATAGTTCAAGTTGTTGTGATACAGACATATTAATCTTCCTTAATTCTATAAAGTGGCTCAACGTGAATGGAGTCGTGGTAATCTCCATCACTTAGGTTTCTGCGTACAGCAGTACGCTTCACAAAGTACCCATCACTAATATAATAGGTAATAAGTTCTTGACTGACTACTGAATCATTATCAAGAAAGTTAAAATAATCGTGGGTAAACGGACCAGTCTTGTCTTTCACTTCCATAGTATAATTCTCCAGTTATCGTTTTTTGCCTATGCTATACTTCGCAATTAATTCCCACTCACCCTTTTCTTTGTGAGGTAGAATTTTGATTTGTGATAATGGAGATTTAGGCTCGTTAATCTTTTCAGCATCAACGGTCTTAACAAGATCCCATTCTTCTAACAGAGAGATAATAGTATTTCTACGTGCTTTATCTTCATCTGAGAAGTCATTAATCTTACCATCTAACATAAACAATTCTTTGAAGTGTACAATATAGTACTTACCTTGCTTGTGCAAGATGTGACATGATTGGAACAACTTCTGTTCTTTCTTAGAGGCAATACCAATACGAGTCAATGTTTCCTTCACTTTGAGAAAACTCTCTTCGTTAGGTAGAGTGACCTCTACTAACTTGTCTAATAAATTCATTTTTTCAAACCACCTGTTTCTTGTTGTTTTTTCATTATTTCCAGTTCTTCACTAGACAACAAGGACAGATACTCTTGGCCAACCGTTCTATTACATTGATAGTAGGCACACACAATATCGAGTTCCTCATTTCCAGCATTCTTAACCCACTTTGCCCATCGCTTTTTAGGTCTAATGCTATTTATAAGACACTCGTACTGGGGTCGCTTATCCAGTTCGTGGTGCATGTTCATCAGGTTGGCATACAGAATTGTGTCTGCATGATACGAAAGTGCATTGTTTACCAACCAAGGCTCGTAGCCTTTTTCTGCCAATACATCGTTTTCACTGTCACGCATCATATTCTTTTTCGTCTGCGTGATAGACGTTACATAATCAAATGGATTCGCCATAATCGATATCCTCATTCATATTAGGTGTATTCATTTCATCTGAACACTTCTTACAAACGTAAGCAGTGCCCTGACCACCTAAGTAAGTATAATTAACTATACTATAATCTTTACCAATCTTCTTGTTGCACACTAAGCAAGGATGGCTAGGCTTTTGTTTTTTGAATCTGTCAAACAGTTTCATTTTTTACCCTGCACATTAAGTAAGGGCTTCAATATACGAATCAAAGATTTCTCAATATCTTTAGATGGAATATCAACCTGCTTCTTTATGTGATATACACATACTGTCATATTGGAAAAGTCTTCGCCCCACATCTCACGATACTTTCTTGCCGCTGGATGATTTTCATTGTACAAAGACTTGCGCTGTATCTCTTTAATCCATCTACCGATTCGTGTACCCATGCTCTTATCAGACTTGCCTGTATAAAGGCAATGATGATCTTTCCAGACAGCATACATGCCAGTTCTATCGTGAGTGGTGTCGGACTTCTTCTCTAGAATACCTTTATCCGCAAAAAGTCTAAAGCCCATCTTAGTTGTAGAATCTACCTCGAGTCTGTACTTAGTATCACATTTTTCAATCAGAGAGTGTGCGATATCGTCTGATGTGAGTATGTATTCTCCTGCGAGATTAATCATTTCCATTCCACTTCTGCCATAAGTGTTGCAAGTGCGGCAACACGATTGATCTCTGAGTTAGCAACGAATGCTTCTTTGTATTGATACTCAGCGAGTATGATGATTGAGTCTGCTACACTTTGAGTAGAAGCAATCTTAGAAGGAAGAATGTCGTACAACTGGCGATAGAGAACTGCCGAATCGATATCTTGATTCTCTGCAACCCACTTACGTGTGCCAGTAAAGTTTTTGTCTTTCATCAAAGTAATCAATGCACTGATATTATCAGTAGACTTACTTGCTAAGATGCCAGAGTCAATCCTACCAGTAGAAGAATAACGCTGTAGTTCATTAAGGACTCTGCGCCAATCTGGGAAATAAAGTTGAACAACTTCAGCAACAGACTTTTTGTCATATTCGATTCCTTCGTCATCAAGAATACCACACACTCGCTTGAAAAAGTCTGCGGCGATCTTAGGTTTATCCTTGTTACTTATATTGAACTCGACCACGCTACACCGAGAGTGTAGTGGCTCAATGATACGGTTCTTAAAGTTACATGTTAGAATGAAGCCACAATTTTTACTAAACTCTTCCATGAAGTTACGCAGTGCTGGCTGTGTCGAGTTTGCATTCAAGTAATCAGCCTCATCTAAAATGACGTACTTACGACCGCCAGTAAACGAAACACTTGAAGCAAAATTTGAAATATCAATTCGAAGGGTATCGATGTTACCATTCATCGAACCATTGATAGTAATGAAATCTGCGCCAATCTGATTAAGCATAGCCTTAGCAACAGTTGTCTTACCGACGCCTGCTCGACCAGTTAGTAATAAGTTTGGAACATTGTTTTGATCAACGAACTGTTGAAAGGTCGTTTTAAGATCATCGGGGAGTATGGTATCTGCTACCGTCTGTGGTCGGTATTTCTCTACCCATAAAAAATCGTCTTGCATCATCAATCTCCATAATATAATAAAACTCTACTGCATTGTAGAGGGATGAAAGGAGGATGTCAAGTGACACCCTCCCTTCGAAGTGTCCAATCAAGAAGCGGGAACTTCTGTCTCAGACGGAACTGGTGCTTCCGCATCAGCAGGTGGAACAGGCGCTTCACCAGGAAGATTCACATCTTGACCTTGTGCTTTAGCGTGTTCCAAAAATGCCATGAAACGTTGGCGTACTGTGCCAACTGGCAGTAACTCTTCACCACGAATGGCACCACGTGCGGTCGCAACGTCAATAATCTGCACTGCCGCTGAGATGTCATTCAGTGAAAGACCAGGAGCTTGTTCTTGCTCTTGGG